AGATGATAGATGGCAGCGTGTATGGGCAACCGTAACTAAAACTGGAACAGAGATAGTATTAGAAATTCGTAAGAAAGATGATGAAGGGTGGTGGTATAGTATGGTTGATAATAATGGTGAGGAATTCTATAGATATCTAAAAGTAAAACTGAATACTTAAAAAAAATAATGTCCATAATACCACACAACAAAATACAATATTACTATCTTGATGTAGATGATGATGGTGTCCTTACCTTCCCCCCAGAACTTTTAAAACAGACTGGTTGGGAAGTAGGAGACTCTTTACAATGGACTGATAACGAAGATGGTTCTTTCACTATAAGGAAAGTATAAGGACACCTGAGGAACTGTCCACTCTATCACTGTTTAGTTTCAATCTGCCTTATAATAGGTTCATACGAAATTAAATGGTATGGCCCTCAAGTACATTGGATCTGTCTTAAACCTTGTTAACGGTTACTCGCAGGCAACTCGACCTAAGAATGTGGGTCAGATGAGCGAACTGATTAAACAGTTTAGAAAAGAAGCTGATAGTCTTGGATTGGATGTGAATTCTGTTGAGGATTGGGAAAAATATTATGATGGTAAAGATAAGATTGATGCGGCAACGGATAAAGTTTGGGTAATGTTTCAAAACCTTGTCGAAAATGCCAAAAAGACAACAAAGGAAGACTGTCGTGAATGGGTTCAAGATCTTGTTATTAACAAGACACATTCTGGTTTACAAATTCAAAATGACGTGCTAAAATCATGTGCTGATGGCAAATCCTATCGTCTTGCTAACGTAGAGGAAGAAGCAAAAGGTATTGATGGTTTCATTGGTGATGAACCAGTGTCTATCAAAGAAAAAAAATATAAGAATAGTATTAATGCTGGTAAAGAAAAGATTCCTTATCGCATCATCTATTATACTAAAACAAAAAAAGGAGTACTTAAGATTTATGAATGAAATCATCTGTTCAGATTCTCTCGTTGCACTGAAAGAAATGGATGATGAGTTTGTTGATATTGTTTTGACTTCACCTCCATACAATTATGGTATGGAGTATGATTCTCATGATGATGCTGGTGATGCTGATGAATATTTTGATCAGATCATGGAAGTATTTGTTGAGTGTAAACGTGTTCTAAAGTCTGGTGGTAGGTTAATTATTAATATTCAACCAAATTATAAACAATACTCACCTACTCATCATAAAATTACTGAAAGAATGATTTCTGAAGGTATGATCTGGCGAGGTGAGATCATTTGGTTGAAAAATAATATTAGAAAACTAACTGCTTGGGGTAGTTGGAAGTCACCATCATGTCCTTATCTTTCATATCCATTTGAATTTATTGAGGTGTATAGTAAAGATACTTTGAAACATCCTGGAGATAAAGAGAATATTGACATTACTAAAGATGAGTTCATCAAGTATGTTAATGGACATTGGTCAATAGCACCAGAAACAAAGATGAAAGAGTATGGACATCCAGCAATGTTTCCAGAAGAACTGGTAGAACGTTGTTTGAAATTGTTTTCTTACAAAGATGATGTTGTTCTTGATCCTTTTAATGGAGCTGGAACTACTACATTTGTATCAAATAAATTAGGTAGAAAATATATTGGTATTGATATGAGTGAAACTTATTGTGCGATAGCAGAAAAGAGAATTGCAAAATTTAATCCTCTTGCCAAATTTTTATAAGTAGGAGTAACCGTACCCTAAAAAAAGCAGTTTGTGCCATAAATATTGGTGGATGCCTTCGGGGTCTATAAAATACAAACTCGCTTTTAAAGGAGAAGTTAAATGAAAACAATACCAGGGATGGATTGGGCTAATATTTACAGCCCATTTAATGTAGGATTGGATGATATTTTCAATCGATTAGAATCGATGAGTGCTCATAATGTCACGTATCCTCCATACAATTTGATTAAATCTGATGATCATCATTTTGAAATAGAAATTGCTCTAGCAGGATTTGGTAAGGATGAGATTGAAGTGACGACAGAGACTAATGTTCTTCGGGTTTCTAGTAAATCTAAAGAGAAAGATAAACGAGAGGTTCATTATCTTCACAATGGATTATCGAAACGTGCTTTCCAGAATTCATGGCAGTTGGGTGATGATGTTAAAGTTTGTGACGTTACCTTCCGAGATGGTCTTCTTACTGTTAAACTGGAGAAAATTGTTCCGGAGCATCAGCGTCGGATCAGTTATGATATTAATAATACGATCTCCTCAAATGAGGATAGTAAGGTCTTATTGACAGAATAAATAAGGTGTGTTATAATACAAATGTTTGAGGTAACTAAATGGCTATAGCAATTGTCGTTCTCCAGTCGGGAGAACGTGTGATTACAGATCTGCAAGAGGTTCGTGAAGAGAATAAGGAGGATGGTAAACCCATGTGCCTTATGTTTATTCGCCCATATAATTTGAATGTTGAGAGTACTGATGCTGCTGTAGTTAATCAGGAGGTTCAGGTTCGCTTTAGTAAGTGGGTTCCTTATTCTTCTGATACACAGTTTAAAGTTCCTTTTAGTTCTGTTACAGCAGTAGGTGCTCCTGATCCTGGACTTGCTCAAGCATATGAGCAGACAGTTCAGCAAGCAGTTGCCACAGAACAGGCTGCTGGTAATGCTCGTGAGGTTACTCAGGTTCCACCACCTGCTGCTGATACTGGATTCTCTTCTGGTCAAGGATTTGGTGGTGAAGATGAACAGCATGATGATCATATTCCTGGATATCCAGATACCACAACACTTCCTGATGGTAGTGTAGATTTGGATCACATGGAAGAGAATCTTCCTCCTGTAGATGAGAATGTTTCTGTTGATCCGGATAACTTCTCTCAAGCAATGGAAGAGACTGCTCCTCTAGTAAATGAAACTGAAGATGATCAAAATACTACGACTTGATGGTTCATGGGTCATTTCAGAAGTTGAAGAAATTCCTGGTGTTGAACTAGGTGATCCAGATTGTATGCTAAAATGTCCTCGTGAGATCATCGATGGTGAATTGAAGCAATATCCTCCTTATTCAAAAGATGAGGATATTGCTGTCAGATCAACTGATATCTTTGTGATAACAGAACCGGATGATGATATTTTAAATTTATATAATGGTTAAATGAAGTTCTATACCAGTGTTGAGCAGGCAGGTGATGCAATTCTGGTTCGTGGTTATGAATATGGCAGATCATTCCAAGATAGGGTAAAGTTTAATCCTACTTTGTTCCTCCCTTCCCCCACTAAAGGGAAGTGGAAGACATTGGATGGTAAGAATGTTCGTGCTGTGAAGCAGGGTACTATTAAGGAGTCTAAGAAATTTATTGAAGATCATAAAGGTCTTCCTGATTTTGAAATTTGTGGTCAGACTAGGTATGTGAATCAGTATATTTTTGAAGAATATCCTGATGAAGATGTTAAGTTTGATATAAACCAGATTCGTATTTTTACTATTGATATTGAAACTGGTGCTGAGAATGGATTTCCTGATATTCGTAGTGCCGACCAGGAGATTCTTCTGATTAGCATTAAGGATTCATATTCTGGTAAGGTATCTGTATTTGGTACACGTTCTTTTGAGAATACTCATAAGGATGTAAACTATATGCACTTCCAGACTGAGGAAGGTATGTTACGGGCATTCCTTCATTATTGGTCTTCTAATTACCCTGATGTAATCACTGGATGGAACGTTCAACTGTTTGATATACCTTACATTATTCGTAGGGTCGAACGGTTGCTTGGTGGTAGTGAATCAAAGATTATATCTCCATGGAAAAATGTTTATTTTCGTGAGATCTTTATCAAAGGTCGTAAGTATATTGCTTATGATATTACTGGTATTGCGACTCTTGATTACTATGAATTGTATAAGAAATTTACGTATACGAACCAGGAATCTTATCGCTTAGATCACATTGCTTTTGTTGAACTGGGTGAGAAGAAATTAGATCACTCAGAATATGATACATTCAAAGAATTCTATGATAATGATTGGCAAAAGTTTGTAGAGTATAATATCATTGACGTTCGTTTGGTTGATAAACTAGATGATAAGATGAAACTTTTGGAACTTGCTATTACTATGGCATATGATGCCAAGATTAATTTTGAAGATGTATACTCACAGATTAGAATGTGGGATAACATCATATATGTTAATCTAGCACGTCAGAATATAGTAATTCCTCCTAAAAAGGAGAGTAATAAGGATCAGCAATATGTAGGTGCTTATGTTAAGGAACCGATTCCAGGAAAGTATGATTGGGTTGTTAGTTTTGACCTTAACAGTCTGTATCCCCATCTTATCATGCAGTATAATCTTTCACCAGAAACCTTATTATCAAAAAAGCACCCCAGTGCATCGATTGAACGGTTACTTTATAAGAAAGAACAGTTAGATAATTTAGATGGTGTTGCGTTATGTGCTAATGGCACGATGTATGACACTACATTTCAGGGTTTTCTTCCTAAACTTATGGAGAAAATTTATGAAGAACGTACCATCTATAAGAAGAAGATGATCGAAGCAAAGAAATCTTATGAGAAGACTCCTAGTGTCGAATTAAAGAAGGAGATTGCCAGGTGTAATAACATCCAGATGGCACGTAAGATCCAATTGAATAGTGCTTATGGTGCTATTGGTAATGAACACTTTAGATACTATCGTTTGGAAATTGCAGAAGCAATTACTACATCAGGACAGTTATCTATTAGGTGGATTGGTAATAAGATGAATAAGTATCTTAACAGGGTACTTAAAACGGAGGATGTTGATTATGTTATTGCTTCAGATACTGATTCCATGTATCTTAATCTCGGTCCTTTGGTTGACCGTGTATACGAAGGGAGAGAGAAAACTGATCAAGGCGTTGTCGCGTTCCTTGATAAGATCTGTCAATTGGAATTTGAGCCGTATATTGAAAGTTCTTACCAAGAATTGGCCGACTACTTAAATGCTTATGAGCAGAAGATGGTCATGGCACGAGAGAATATTTCTTCTAAGGGTATCTGGACTGCAAAGAAGAGATACATTCTGAATGTGTGGGACAGTGAGGGTGTTAGGTACGAAAAACCCAAGATGAAAATCATGGGATTGGAGACACAACGATCTTCTGTTCCACAGTACTTTAGAGATAGACTTCTTGATGCATTTGAGATCATTATTGATGGTACTAATGAGGATATTTCTAACTTTATTACTAAGGTAAAAAAGGAAACAAAGGAACAAGATTATTCAGATATAGCATTTCCACGTGGTGTTAATGGACTTGAAAAATATAAAGATCCTACTGATATTTACAGTAAGGGTACACCAATTCATGTGAGGGGTGCATTGTTATATAATTATTACCTCAAGAAGTATAAGATTGAACATAAACATCAGAAAATTCAAGAGGGAGAGAAGATCAAATACATGTATTTAAAGACACCTAATCCAATTCATGAGAATGCTATTAGTTTTTTTGGTGAATTGCCTAAAGAGTTTGGTGTTGAGAAATATGTCGATTACAACGTACAATTCGAGAAGTCCTTTTACGAACCACTCAAAACTGTGCTACAATGCATAGGTTGGTTACCGGACGCACGAGTGTCATTACTACAATTTTTTTAATATGGCTGATTTTTTAAAACAAGTGATTAAAGATAGCAAGAATGAGTTTGCTTCTCTTGCTTCTGATGGTATTGCTGCAGGTGATGTAGAGTCTTTTGTTGATACTGGGAGTTATATTTTCAATGCTTTGGTTAGTGGCAGTATTTTTGGTGGTATTCCTTCTAATAAGATCACGGCCCTGGCTGGTGAGACCGGCACAGGTAAGACTTTTTTCTGTCTTTCTGTTGTTAAGTCCTTTCTTGATACTAATCCTGATGCTGGAGTCGTATATTTTGAAACTGAATCTGCCATCTCAAAAGAAATGGTTGAGACGAGAGGTATTGATTCAAAACGGTTAGTAATCTTTCCTATTAATACTATTGAAGAGTTTAGAACTCAAGCTGTGAGGATCATTGATAAATATATAGAGAGTTCAAAGGATGAGAGGAAACCTCTCATGTTTGTTCTTGATTCACTTGGCATGTTAGCGACTAATAAAGAGGTAGAAGATGCCTCTAATGAAAAGAATGTTCGTGACATGACTAAAGCACAACTAGTTAAGTCTTGCTTTAGACTTCTTACCTTGAAATTAGGTAAGGCAAATATTCCCATGATAGTAACCAACCATACCTATGACGTTATTGGCTCGTATGTTCCTACTAAAGAAATGGGCGGGGGTTCTGGCCTTAAGTATTCTGCTAGTACGATTGTATACCTCTCAAAGAAAAAAGAAAAAGAAGGAACCGATTTGGTCGGAAACATTATTAAATGTGAGGCGAAAAAGTCCCGTTTAACACGTGAAGGATCCAAAGTTGAAACTCGTTTGTTCTTTGATTATCGTGGTCTTGAGCGTCACTATGGTTTGTTGGAACTTGGTGAGACTGCAGGACTATGGAAAAACGTTGCAGGACGATATGAAATCAATGGCAAAAAGATATACGCCAAGCAGATTTTATCTGACCCAGAAAAGTATTTTTCTAATGAAGTATTGCAAGCATTAGACGAAACTGCTAGTAAGGAGTTTAAGTATGGAGAGGGTTGAAGTAACAATTTTACGGAACCTTTTATGTACAGAAGAGTATTATCGTAAAGCAGTACCTTTCCTTAAACCAGAATATTTTGAGGAATTATCTGATCGAGTAATTTTTGAAGAGATTCAGAAATTTTCTGGTGAATATGATAGAGTTCCTACGCAAGAGATTCTGATTGTTAATTTACAGGGACGTTCTGATTTGAATGAGGATGTATTTAAGGCATCTGTTCTTCAAGTTAAGGAGTTTAATTGTGATGAAGTAGATGGGGAATGGTTACTTGATACTACAGAGAAATGGTGTCAGGAACGTGCCGTATACAACGCTCTATTGCAGTCTATCAAGATTGCTGATGGTAGTGACGAGAGACTGAGTAAAGACTCCATACCGACCATCCTACAAGAGGCTCTATCAGTGTCTTTTGATGAGTATATTGGTCATGATTATATTGATAATGTAGATTTACGCTATGATTATTATCATAAGAAAGAGACTAAGATTCCTTTTGATCTAGAAAAATTTAATCTGGTGACCAAAGGTGGAATATCTAACAAAACTCTTAATATATGTCTTGCTGGTACTGGAGTTGGTAAGTCTTTCTTCATGTGTCACATGGCTGCTAGTGCTTTACAGCAAGGAAAGAACGTAATCTACATCACATTGGAGATGGCAGAGGAAAAGATTGCAGAAAGAATAGATGCTAACTTATTGAATGTAAATATTAAGGATATTGCTTCTATTCCTGAACAAATCTTTACTTCTAGGGTGAAGGAGATTGGTAGGAAGACAGAAGGTAAGTTGATTATCAAAGAATATCCTACTGCTAGTGCTCATGTTGGTCATTTTAAGTCACTTCTGTCGGATCTTAGGTTAAAGAAAGACTTTAAACCTGATATTATCTTTGTTGATTATCTTAATATTTGTGCATCACAGAGGTATAAGGGATCTGTAGTTAACAGTTATACTATTGTTAAATCAATTGCTGAGGAATTAAGAGGACTTGCTGTTGAACACAATCTCCCGATTGTATCTGCCACTCAAACTACTCGTTCTGGTTTTGGTAATAGTGATCCTGGATTGGAGGATACTAGTGAGTCCTTCGGTCTTCCTGCTACTGCTGATTTTATGTTTGCGTTGATTAGTTCTGAAGAATTGGAACAATCTGGACAGATTATGGTCAAGCAATTGAAAAATAGATATAATGATCCTACATATTATAAGAGGTTCACTATAGGTATTGACAGATCCCGAATGAAGTTGTATAATATAGAGAATGATCCGGATCTACCTAGTGATGCGAAGGATCAATATGATAACGTCGATATAGATGACGTTGATAAACTTAACCGTAAAGATAAATTTAGTACTTTTGTGATATGACTGTAAATTTTAAGCGTTATGAAGAATTTGTATCCGCTGTTACTTCGGATGCTTCAACCAATTTTGTCGATTTTGCTGACCGTATTGGTGAACTTGACAGACAGGGTGCCAATATTGAACGTCTTACCACTGCTGGTGTTGGGATTAATGCTGAAGGTGGTGAGTTCCTTGAGATCATTAAGAAGATGGTATTTCAAGGCAAACCATGGACCGATGATAATAGAGAGCATCTTATTATTGAGTTGGGTGATATTATGTGGTATGTGGCCCAGGCTTGTATGGCTTTAGAGGTTGACTTTGATGAGGTTATTGAGACCAATATTAACAAACTAAAGAAGCGTTATCCAGGTGGAGAATTTGATGTACACTTTAGTGAGTGCCGTCATGTAAATGATAGGTAATTAAATGAAATGATTAATTTAGATGAGAGATACCAATCATATATTGGTAATCCTGCTAAAGGATTGACTATAGATGGTATTAAAGAACAGGTGACTGGGTATGGGTATCACTGTAATGGTGATGAAATTCTTGGTTACTATGTTATCACAAAAAACTATAAACTCTATTACAATAGAGATGAGCAGTTTATAAAGATGGAGCCACATGGAACTATCGATTGACGATAACGAATTGGAAGTTATTGTGAGACAATTATGGAAGTCACGCAAGAACGTAGGTGAACCATTGGTTGATCCTTTATATGAGAAGATTAAATTGGTCAAGGAAGTACGAGATGCTAATCCTGGTGGACCATATAAGAAGATATTGCGGGAAGAACATGGTATGGTAATCTAAATAAGAGAAAGTATTCTTTTGTCTGATGGCCAATAAACAAACAGAGTGGGGTATATTAACTGGTAATTGGGTTAGAAGAGCCACCGATGTAACTGATTGTCTTATTGGTGAAGGATATAACTACCTATCTTTTAATATTAATAATGTAGCAGATCCCAAGAGTGGAAAGAAGATAGTTCTTGGTTTGAAGGTAGAAGTACCAGAAGCAGAAAGAACTAGAGCAGTTAATAATATTAAGAATGCTTTAGTAAATAAGACTGTAAGTAATTGGAATCAGGGTAAGTCAAAGTATAGTTTTCGTGAAGGTACTCCAGACAGGCAAATTGATATTCCTGTTACAGTAGGTAAGACTGAAAAATTATTTCGTATATATGTAAAACCACTAAAGAGTGGTGGGTCTGGTGGTGGTGCAGCACAAACTGCTATTAATGAATGTACTTTTGCTGTGTATGCTTCACTACGTTATAATGTTATTAAGGCAGATTTAGATCCTGAACTAGGTATTAGTGAGGATCATTGGAATGAAGCATTTAATTATTGTAGACTTGATAAGAGTAAGGATAGGGTAGGGGTTCCTGATATGCTTTGGCACGTATCTCATTGTGCTGGAGTAAATAAACTTCATCAACGTGTGACGATGAAGGGTACTGGTAATGTTATATTCTATCGTGGCAAGGATATTGATGGTAAAAATACTGTTAAAGGAAGTTTATCGAAAGCATATAATAGGGTAAAGAGTGAAATTGGTGGTGTTTCCGAGGATAAGTGGAATCCTGCTGATGTGTGGATGTCAGTTGATGGTTTTACATCTGATCTTGATTCCAAGCCGTTTATTGATGATGTAAATGATTACATTTTAAAACTTGCTGGTACAATCACAACAAATAAAATATCAGATGCAACATTGGTTGGTATTTCTTTAAAGAAACTTGGTGCTAATGCTAACTTTTCTATACTTAATGCTGGATCATCACAAGATAGGAAGGATGCTGCTAAATCTATAAAGTTTATTAATAAAAATCAACAAGGTGGGTATCAATTATTCTTTGAGAATAGAGGAGCAAATCCTATTGACTTTTATTTGTATTATAGTTCTGGATTCTATGATAAATTCCAGTGTAGAAACTTTGGTGGTAAGAAGGCATCGTGGCAGATAGAACTCAAGGGAGCAACAGCAGCACATGGTCGTGTTGGAGGTGAGCAAGTTGCTAACATAGTTAATAAGATAACAGGAAAAAATGCTTTCCCATGGAAAAACCAAACTTTCCATTCAGAATGTGGTAAAAAACATTCACAAGCTAATAAGATTACAAAAGAGATTGTTGATCTTTTAATAGATTTTGACGCACAGAATATTAAAAAGGGAGATTCTATTATCAAGGATAGAGATCAGTATACATTTGAGATTTCTCAAAAGGAACAGGAGTGGAGGTATAGTAAATTGAATGGATTGCGTTTCTTGAAAGCATTGGGGGATAATTCTGAACATGCAGATCAAATAGTACAATCTCTTTATTTGTATGCTAGTTCACAACTAGATAAGTCATCTCTATTCGTTAAGATATACTAATGGCAAACATAGAAAAGCTAAAACATTTAGAACATCTTGAGGATGAGATGCTTAACTATGGAGTTGAGGGTTGTAAGAGAATTGTTGGTGATCTTAAAGAACTTCGACAAATGTTAGGGTGTTCAGGAACGTCATATATACAGACCAAATGGGATGGTAAACCCGCTGTAGTATGTGGTGTTGATCCTATTACTAAATTATTTTTTGTTGGTACGAAATCTGTATTCAATAAAGATTTTCCAAAGGCTGCAGTGTCTGAAAGTGGAGTAGATTCTTACTACGGTGAGATACCAGACCTAGCAGAGAAATTAAAGATATGTTTGAGACACCTTCCCAAGTTAGGGATTAAAGGTGTGTTGCAAGGTGACCTTTTGTACACTAAATCTGACTTAAAAACAGAGAGAATTCATGGTCATAATATGCATGTGTTTAAACCAAATACAATTGCATATGCTATTCCTACAGATCATGAGATTGGTAGGAAAATAAAGGGATCCCAGATGGGAATAGTATTTCATACTCATTATACTGGTGATGATCTTCCTACAATGGTAGCAAGACCAGGCATTGGGGAGAAAATAGGTCAGTCTAAAGATATAGTTAACATTGATAATGATACTCCAATGCATAACGTTGGTTTATCACCACAAGAGGAGAGAGAATTTGATCATACTGTTGCTAAAATTGGTGAAGAATGTAGGAAGTGTGGTGATTTTTTAGATGAACTTGTGTTATCTGGTGGTGGAAAAGGTAATCCAACAGGTGATGACAAGTTTAATATTGCACCATACGTTAAGAAGTATTTTAACCATGAGATATCACATGATAAGGTGACTACAAAAGTTGATGATACTATGCAGGGTTTGCTTAATTTTTATTATCTCTCTGTAGAGAAAGAAATTATAAAAGGTAAGCAAGCAAAAACTGTTGCTTCAAAGTTAGCAATAGTTAAATCTGGTATGGAATATTTGATGGAGAATACTGCTAAATTTAAGTCAATGATAAACCTTTATAGGTTGATTCAAAATTTAAAATTGCAGATCGTTAAGAAGTTAGATCCTCTTGAGAAGTTTCGTACCTTTGTTTTGAAAGATAATAAGTATGAGGTGACTAATCCAGAAGGGTATGTCTTACATAGAGATGGTAACATGGTTAAGTTAGTTAACCGTCTTGAGTTCTCTAAAAATAATTTCATGGCAGGTGGAAATAGACCTAAAAAACCTGTAGATGAGAGAATTTCATCTCTAGTATACTCTCAATACAAGGGTTATCCTGGAAAGAAAATAGTTATATCATTTGGTAGGTTTCAACCACCTACAAAAGGACATCTTGCTAACCTTGATGAGTGTAAGAGGGTAGCACAACAAGAAGGTGCTCATGATTATAGAGTTTATCTTGCACAGAAACATCAATCAGATAGTAACTATAAAGAAAAGCAGGGTACTGATCCATTACCACCAGATAGAAAGTTATATTGGATGGTTAAGATGTTTGGTAGTAGACATCCAAATAAGATATTTGGTGGTCATAGGTTACCAAAGAATATGCTAGCAGAATTAATGATGCAGGGTTATCGTCATGTGATTTTTCTTGCTGGTCTTGAAGATTATAATACGTGGAATAATTATTTGCCGAGGTATAATGGTATACCACCATGGGATTATACCTTTTTTACTTTTGAGATAAGGAGTTCTGGTGATAGACTAGAAGGAGTAAAAGGTACAAAACAAAGAATTTATGCAGCAACAGGAGATTATAAAAATTTTGCTAGTAACATTGAAGGATTATCAGAAGCTGATAAAAAGAAATTTATGAAAGAACTACAACAATATATACCTCCAACCTATAAAGGAAAATAAAATGAAGAACTTTAAAAAGATACGTGAAGAGGCATTGCGTCAACAGGTTAGACATGATGATGTCTTCCGAGAGGGTGATAACATTATGTCATCAAAGACTGGAGACAAGGGTACAATACATCGTATAGGTACTAACTATGTTATTTGTATTTCCGAGTATGGTGATATGTTTCGTGCCTGGATTAAGGATGTGAGGCATATCAATTTGAATGAAAGCATAAATAAAGACAGAAAAAGTACTATTTTAAAACATGGAAAGGCAAAAACCAATCAATAGTGTTCAGCACAATGATGCCTATTCACAGGCGCTGATGGATTCTTATAGTCAGTGGATGAGTGGAAAAGGTTTTCAACAGTCTGATCCATTGACAGAGGATGGTATTCCTGCTGAACAGAAACAAGGTGGTGAAAGTACAGGTGCATTTGTTACTCCTATAGGAACAGTTCCTGCTCCTGAGAGTGATGAATCTTCTTCTATTCCAGAAGTAAAGAAGGAAGGTGGAGAGGATAATTTTTCAACTAAAGATCCTAAAGCAAATGCTGGATCACCTGATCCTGCTGTGAATCTTCGTGTTCGTGCTGGTGTTAAGCAGTCCCATGGTGCTACTATTAGGGACGTAACAAAGGTTGCTAAAGAAGAAGTTGAAGTTGAAGAGAGTCATGACTGTTGTAAGAAGTGTGGTAGTATGAAGCACACAACAAATGAATGTAAGGAAACGAAAGAGAAAGTTGAGTCTTATCAGTGGGATGTAGTTGGTGAAGCATTGGAAATTCTTGGTGAAATTACTGAAGCCAAGTACCATGTACGTGGTGTTAAGTTAAATGAACAACCACATAAGACTACTAGTAAGCTTCTTGCTTATAACAAGAGACTGCAGGAGAAGAACTCCGAAAAAAAGTAAAGGCGGCAACTATCGAGATCATGCCTGATATTAAGGATGGTGCCGAGAAGCAAGCCGAACGTAAAAAGAATAAAAAGTATGTGCAGTTGGCGGTAAAATCGCAACGTAAAGATACTGAAGGAAAAACTTCCGGAAGGTAGTATAAATAATATCATAATTTATGGTATTAGATAATGTTAAAATCATTCCTTCCTTTTGCATCTAGGATTATTAAAGATGCTGTTGCTGCTATCCCAAATGATGCAGCAATTGGTGACCGATTAGTTGAGATTTGTCTGACAGTTCTTGCTAAAGCAGTTAAGACTACCAAGACTGATGTCGATGATCAGTTGTTTGAGCAAGTAGCTAAAGCGATTCGTAATCGTGAAGAAAAGGCAGATGATTTCGTATCGTGACTGACATAGGACTTGATGCATCACAGGAAGTAAAGATCACTGTGATGCAACTCAAGATAGAACGTCTTGAGGAGAAGCAAGAGGATTTGCGAGAGAGATTGAAGTCAGTAGAGAAGTGGGTCATTGGTGCTGCAGCAGTTTTGGCTGCTGGTGTTACCGTCATAGGATTCGCTACTAATATATCTAAGGCATACCTTTAGCAAATCATAGGCATTCAGTATTATTATAAATACTGGTAGAAATTAAAGAGTAGAGAGCCATGCCCATACTTGGATCCATTGATAGTGCAACGTTCGCTAATGATGTAGCAGTCACTAATGATTCTGCTGCAGTAACTAGGAATGTTGCTGACGCTATTGCTGGGGGCGATGTTATTGTCCTTGCTAACGTGTCGTATTACGTTAAGTCAGTTGATGGTACTACTGTCACACTTGCACAAAAATATGCTGGAGCGACTGATGGTACTCTATCGGGTGCCAAGCGTCGTACACCACCAAAAGCACTGTCTGATTTTGTTCTGACACGTGCTACAGACCACCAGTCTTCTGTGGATACACAGATTGTTGCTGTAAGTCTTGCTGAAGCACAACTTTCCACTAACAAATCACGTGGTATTAGTAGTCCTGGATGGTGGGCATACAGGACATACACAGATGCCTCTGGTACTACTCGCCATAAGTCAGAATTGATTGCATCTTATAAAGATGGATCTGCTATTAGTGGTGACTTTACTGATGATGCTTGGGCTGGTGACGTTACTTCCTTGATTACAATTTCCTCTCAACCTACTGACGCTACAGTATACTTCCCTGCTGGAGCAGTTGGTACATTCACCAGTAATGGTGCTGCTGATGGATCCAGAACTGCTGGAACATACACAGTAACTGACGCTGCTGGTTCAGCATCTGGTGCTGGAGCAGACTTTACAGTTGTTGTTGCTGCTGATGGTACACCAACAGTTACATTAGTATCTGGTGGTACAGGTTACGTTGATGATGAGACCATTACAATTGCTGATGCTTCACTTGGTGGAGGTGGTGGTGTTGCTGTTGTCTTAACAGTTACTGCTGCAACTGCTGCTAACACATTCAGTGTTACTGCATCTTCTACTGGTGCTGGTGCTTCTATCACCTATCAATGGCAGATCAGTACAAACAGTGGTACTAACTTCAGTGATGTTTCAGGTGCTACTAACCAGACACTTGCACTTACTGGACTTACAGCAACTGAAAATGGAAACCAGTATAGAGTTAAAGTCAACAACTCCATTGGTGGTGTTGAAGTGATCTCTACTGTTGTTACTCTAACTACAGACAGCAACGCATAAAATAAATGAAATTTGATGAATTGACACCAAGTAATTGGATCATGTTTGCTATTAAAAATTATGATAATCCAAATTCGGTTACTTATGAAGATTTTGAAAAAGATCTAAATAAGATTAAATATATCAAAAGATTATTTCGTCGTTATGAAACACATAGTGAATTGAAAACTCATTTAATTCTTAATCATATCATTGTAATGTATAATGTGTTTGGTGATGCTGCAACTCCTCTATTATTTTATAAAATAGAGGCAACACATTGGCCAGCATTAAAAGCATTTATGTTGGTTTTGAATCGTTTACCCTCAACCCTTAATAAGGAAATTGATCCAGAATGTCTTCAACAACTGAACCTAATATGAATGAAATGATGGCTGGGGATGGATCTGGCTTGTCTATGCCACCTGCTTTTGTTTTTGTTAATACAAAAGCTCATCGTAAGTATAAGAAGAAGGATAAGGATAAGGTAGACGGTCGCACCACAGGTGCAAAAACAATGCTCTCTCGTATTACTAAAAGGAAAATGAAAAAAGAAGAAACTATACCTGCTGGATACACTGCAAGGGTTGATATAGAATCTATCGAACCTATTATTTCTGAAGGAGCTCCTTCTGAAACTGAACGTGCTCAAAAGCAAATTGGGCAGATGAAGAAACTTAAGAGGCAGAAAGGTCTTCAGAAGAAACGGGATGAAGCAAAGAAAAGTATGCAGGATAAAACTAAAGAGATGGATGTATTGATGAAAGCAAGGATGTCAGATTTTAAGAAGAAAGCATCTGATCAAACAAAGAAAGCATCCTCACAAAATAATTCTTATGAACCAACTGAAGGTGAAGTTATGACAGAAATAACTGCTACACATAATGATGTTATTAAAGTTGCAATGGATGTTGCGACAAGTGAACTCAATCCAAGTGGTGAGTCATCATTTGCACAGATTACATTTAGTGATGGAAACAAACAGAACCTTGATAACTTTTCTGCCAAAAGAATTTCTGCATGTTATGCTCAATTAGATGATACTCATAAGCAACAGTTCCAAGCGTTGCTTAATAAAGATGCCTCTACATATCAGAGTGCTCTTGATTTTGCAGTTCGTAATGTTGGATGATTAGATGAGTGAGCCTGAACAGAAGGCAACAGCGGCTATTCTAGAACGTTTAGAACGAATTGTCGAGAACCTTTCCACCAACTCTATTACCATGGGCAAACTTCTTGCTGTCCATGACGAAAAAATAACTCATCAAGATACTATTGACGGTATTTTATTTGAGAAGATCGATAATTTAACTGCAAAGATGGACAAGTCTCATGCAGAAATCAAGGAAGGTTGTGAACGTGACATCAGAAAAGTCGATGAACGTCTTCGCCTCATTGAAAAGAAGATGTGGTCTATTTTTGGTGCTCTTGCTGTTATATCTTTCCTCGTTAGCGTACCGGGACAAAAAGTGATGCAGAACATTTCTTTTCCAGATGCTTCGATAGCATCCTTGACATCAGGTAAATAGTCTGTTATACTGGCGTCATAAGAACTGAGTGAATGAGTTTTATTGACGCAAAATATATAACTCTTGTATCTGGGCGACTGACATTGTTTAGTCGTAAGAAGGAAGGGTTGTATAATTTTAGGTGTCCTTACTGTGGTGATTCACAGAGGAAGAAGAATAAGTGTCGGGGGTATATCTTCCGGATGAAAAATGATTATGTATACAAATGTCACAATTGTGGTGTTGGTAGAACATTTACAAATTTTCTGAAGGACCAGGATATTTTACTCCATGATCAGTATATTATGGAGAGATATAGGGAGGGACTTACTGGTAAAAATAGTCAGACACCTTCGCCTAAGTTTGATTTTAAAAAACCTGTCTTTAAAACAAAAAAGAAGATAGATTTACCAAAAATTTCTGAACTAAATACAACACATCCAGCGAGATTATATTTAGAAAACAGAAAAATAAATGATCTATCTCGCTTTTATTATTGCGAGAAGTTTAAGGAGTGGACTAATACTTTAAAGCATACCTTTCAGGATATGCGAGGAGATAATCCACGTATAATACTACCAATGTATACGGTAGATAATGATTTGTTTGGGTTTCAGGGTAGATCCTTGTCTCCCAATACAAATTTAAGATACATCACTGTAATGTTAGATGATGACCACCCGAAAGTATATGGACTTGAAACAATCAACAGACTACAATCAGTATACATCGTCGAAGGACCATTTGACAGCACGTTCATTCGCAACTCGATTGCTATGTGCGGAGCTGATATTCATGTTGATGGTATCGGGATTAGCAGCCCTGTTTGGGTATATGATAACGAACCAAGAAATCCCGAAATCATCAAACGTATCAAGACTACTATTGCCGCCAAGCAAGGTAATCAAGTAGTCATTTGGCCGTCTAATATACAGCAAAAGGACATAAATGATATGGTCCTTGCTGGACATGATGTTCAATCTGTGGTAGAATCGAATACGTATTCTGGACTGGAAGCACAAGTAAAATTAAACACCTGGAAAAAGATATGACGAACGGCATTAATGTTGTTAAGCGAGATGCATCTGTTACGGCACTGAATTTAGATAAGATTCATAGGATGGTTGAAGATGCTTGTGAAGGATTGGCGGGAGTATCTGCTTCGCAGGTGGAAATTCAATCTGGTTTGCAGTTCTTTGATGGTATTACTACACATGATATCCAAGAGATTCTTATCAGATCTGCGAATGATTTAATTTCATTAGATAATCCTAACTATCAATTTGTAGCAGCACGTCTTCTGTTGTTTGGTGTTCGTAAAGAAACATTTAATAAGAATGTATGGAAGGATGGTATGCCATCTATATTTGATGTTGCTGCCTATAATGTTACAGTTAATGAAGTTTATGATGAAGAAATATTAGATAAGTACTCCGAAGAGGAATGGCAGAAGATAGATAGTTGGATAGATCATGATCGTGACTATTTGTTTACATATGCTGGTTTACGGCAAGTTGTAGATAAATATCTGGTACAAGATCGTAGTACTGGGGAAATCTTTGAGACTCCACAGTACATGTATATGATGATAGCAGCAACGCTGTTCACAGAATACCCACTCACAACACGTTTAGATTACATAAGGAAATATTATGACGCAATCAGCAGACACAAAATCAACATCCCTACCCCGATCATGGCGGGAGTACGGACCCCTATTCGTCAATTTGCTAGCTGTGTTCTGGTTGATATTGATGACTCCCTCGATAGTATCTTTAGTTCTGATATGGCTATTGGCAAATATGTCGCACAGAGGGCTGGTATCGGTCTTAATTCGGGTAGGATCAGAGGAATCAACTCTAAAATCAGAGGAGGAGAAGTACAACACACAGGTGTGGTCCCCTTCCTCAAAAAGTTTGAGTCAACTGTTAGATGTTGTACTCAAAATGGCATCAGGGGTGGATCAGCAACTGTCCACTTTCCTATCTGGCACCAAGAAATCCGAGACATCCTCGTCCTCAAAAACAACAAAGGAACCGAAGACAACAGAGTCAGAAAACTAGATTATAGTATACAGATAAGTAAACTATTCTATGAAAGGTTTATCCAAAACGGAGATATTACGTTATTCAGTCCTCATGATGTCCCTGGCCTTTATAATGCTTTTGGGACCGATAGTTTTGATGAGCTCTATGAGATATACGAATCTGATGATTCAATCTCACGAACATCAATCCCTGCCCAAGAATTAATTCTTGATCTATTAAAGGAGAGAGCAGAGACTGGACGGATCTATATCATGAATATAGATCACTGTAATAGTCACTCATCATTCAAGGATAAGGTGTACATGAGTAATCTTTGTCAAGAGATTACTTTACCTACCACACCTATTCAACATATTGATGGTGAAGGTGAAATTGCATTGTGTATTCTTTCTGCCATCAACGTAGGTACACTACGTAAACTTGATGACTTAGAAGAATTGTGTGACTTAGCAGTACGTGGTCTGGAAGAACTTATTGATTACCAGAACTATCCTGTTATTGCTGCAGAGAAATCAACTAAGGAACGTAGGTCTATTGGTGTTGGGTTCATTGGACTAGCACATTATCTTGCTAAGAATGGTGTTAAGTATGAGGATCCTAAAGCATTGAAGTTGGTTCATGATTTATCAGAAGCATTCCAATTTAATCTTCTTAAATCTAGTAATCAATTAGCAAAGGAGAAAGGAGCATGTGGTGCATTTGCTAGGACAAAGTACTCAGATGGTATTCTTCCAATTGATACATATAAGAATGATGTTGATGAGCTAGTATCTAATGACCTTAGTTTTGATTGGGAGACTTTACGGGGAGACATACAGTCCGATGGGCTTAGGCACTCAACACTGTCAGCACAAATGCCATCAGAGAGCAGTTCCGTTGTGTCAAATGCAACCAATGGAATCGAACCACCCAGAGATTACTTGTCCATTAAAAAGTCAAAGAAAGGGCCTCTTAAGCAGATTGTTCCATCGTATGGGACTTTAAAGAATGCTTATACGCTCCTTTGGGATATGTCTGGGAATACTGGTTATATTAATATTGTTGCTGTTATGCAAAAGTTCTTTGATCAAGCGATTTCTGGAAATTGGTCCTATAATCCGGAGCATTTCAGCAACGCTGAAGTTCCTGTTAGCGTAATGGCACAGGACTTGCTGACGACTTATAAGTATGGGTGGAAGACTTCTTACTATCAGAATACATATGATGCTAAGCGAGATGTAGATGAACCATCACATCCTATTGGATGGCATGATGATGTTGAGGAAGATAAACTAAAACAGGTAAAAGATTTGTTAGATGATATATTAACTACAGAAGAGGAGGACTGTGATGCTTGCAAGCTCTGATGTGAAAGGAATGACCGTATTTAATACAAACAAAGTAAATACTCTCAAGCAACCTATGTTCTTTGGTGCTCCATTGGGAGTCCAAAGGTATGATGAATTTAAGTATCCAATTTTTGAACGGTTAACACAGACACAGTTAAGTTATTACTGGAGACCTGAAGAAGTTTCTCTTCAGAAAGATCGTGTTGATTATCATAGTCTTCGACCAGAACAAAAGCATATCTTTACTTCTAATTTGAAGTATCAGATCATGTTAGATTCTGTACAAGGTAGAGCACCTGGTATGGTATTCATGCCTTATGTTTCTTTACCGGAATTAGAAGCATGTATGAACATCTGGCAGACTATGGAGATGATTCACTCTAGGTCATATACGTATATCATCAAGAACGTGTACCCAGATCCTACTGAAGTGTTGGATACCATCATTACCGATGAACGTATCCTTGAGAGAGCACGAAGCGTCACAGAGGCATATGATGAGTTCTTGATGGTGGCAAATGAATGGGGTTCTGGTAATATGTGGAAATCTGATATGAAAGATTCTCCATCTGCCGATTGGCACATGAAAGATATGAAAACAAAATTGTATCTTGCTGTTGTTAATGTGTATATTCTAGAAGCAATTCGTTTTTATGTGTCATTTGCATGTTCTTTTGCTTTTGGTGAGTTGAAGATCATGGAAGGTAACGCAAAAATCATTAGTTTAATTGCACGAGATGAGTCGCAACACATGACTGTCACTCAGAATATTATAAAAAATTGGGTTAATGGTGATGATCCTGTCATGATAGATATTGCTAAGGAACAAGAAGAGAATGTCTATCGTATGTTTGAAAAATGTGTACAAGAAGAAGAAGTTTGGGCAGACTATCTCTTTAAGGATGGTAGTATGATTGGATTGAATGCTAAACTTTTACGTAAGTATGTTGAATGGATTGCTAATCGTCGTATGAAATCCATAGGATTGAAACCTATATATGATGTACCTATGTCACATAATCCTCTTCCATGGACTGCACATTGGTTGTCTTCTAAAGGACTTCAGGTAGCACCACAAGAGACTGAAGTAGAGTCTTATATTGTTGGTGGTATTAAGCAGGATGTGGAGAAAGATACTTTCGCTGGATTTAAATTATGAAGAAATCAGTTTCACACTATCTAGAATTATTAGATCAGAAAGATGATGTTAATATGCATAAGATTTATTGGTGGACTAAATTAGATCAAGATCAAATGCTGAAAGTGATGCAACAATTTTGTTGGGATAATAGTATTGATTTTAATATGATCAATTGGGCTGATTTTCTTAACGGTAATAGTGTTACTAATGAAGTTCTGTGGAATAATGATTAGATATGTTTAAACCTTTACAGTGGTTGATTAATTTAGATGACCGACTCCGAACAATGGCGAGAAGAGTACCAAGGAATGAAAGTCCTGAGTACGATGCAGATAGAATGTTTGAAGAATGGACCGAAGAGTCTTTCTCAGAGTTGGATGATGCAAGCTATGCACAACGACTGGAAGAAGAAGAAAGGGATCAAGGATCCAGAACCACCCGATTGCCAGTCAAGTCTGAAGGAGTTCTTCGAGCAGACGAAAGATCAGGGAATTTAATATCGGATCCGTGGTTATGAAAACACAATCAGCGAAGTCTAAAGGACGCTTACTCCAAAAATGGGTAAGAACCATGCTTATCGAGATACTTGATGTGCATCCAGAAGATCTTGAGTCTAGATCTATGGGTGCTGGTGGCGAAGATCTTATTATGGCCCGAGCAGCAAGAAAAAAGTTCCCACATTCTATAGAATGTAAGAACGTAGAACGATTAAATGTCTGGGATGCATACGAACAGGCATGTGATAATGCTGGTGACTACGAACCGTTGGTTGTTATAAAGAAGAATAGAAAAGATCCATTGGTTGTAGTTGATGCTCAATATTTTATTAAACTATTTGAGGATAAATAATGTGGAATCCATTCAGTAAAAATATGCCTGATAAAGAAAGTATTAAGGTTGATAATGAATCGGTTGAAAAGAAGAAAGGTACACTTGGTAAATTAAAGGATAAGATTCTTCCTGATGAATCAGAAAAAGCAGCGATCATTTCAACAATGGTTAGACTTGGTGTATTGGTGTGGTCTGGGGGAATTTTGACATTAAATTATGTTACAGTACCTGGTATACCACAGCAGAAAATTGATCCGACTTTTATAGCTTCAGTTTTTACAGGAGTTTTAGCTAGTTTCGGAATTCAGACAGCATCTAAGAAGGGTGACGGCACAATGAAAATGGATGCTGCTAAGGCTGCTGCTGCTGCTAATAGTGGTGGAACAGTTCAAACTATTAGAATTGAACAACTTCCATTAAAGATTATTGCTGCTGATATTCCATCTAATGATAAGAAATCAACAGAACCAGAACCTAAGGTTTAATATATCCCTTCTTTTCTAGAAATTCTCTAGTTAATGGAGTGGGTGGATATGTTTCCCACATAGGAATCTTACTAGCACATGATTTTAATGCTGTTAGGGTCATTTTTTCTTTTTCGTTCCCTGCCCAGAGTGCTTCTTGCTCCCATGGTAGGGAACTTTTTGGGTATGTACGTGTAGCAATATTTCTCCAGAACCAAGGAACATCTTCTTCGTTGTGAATAATAGCAATCATACTATTATCAATAGTACCTGCCATACAGTCTTGTGCAGCGTGCCATCCTTCATGTTTCATAACACTAATTAGTGTGCTTGGATCACTCATATACAAGGAATTTAGAAAGAAATTATTTCCTACAGTATAGTATACTCCACGATTTGAAGATACAAAATATTTTTTGTGACCTAGAAAGACTTTAACTCCGAGTAAATCCAAGGTGCTGATGAGCTCATCAAAATGGTCAGCAACAACAGTGTAATCAGAATTAGGATAGCGATTTTCAATGTCTTTGATCGATGTTATCGGTATAACATTCTCTACACATTCTCTCATCATCATACATCCCATAGAGTCATGGGTGTTCCAACCTTTTACTCTAGGGTCAGCAACAGCAGTACCAGCAGTAACACCGAAAGTGACTGCTAGTAGGGCAATAAATTTTTTCATATAATTTTATTTTAATAAGAATACTCTTCAACTACATCTAATATTTTATTTAAGTACTCATCAGCACCTCTACATTCTTGTTCTGATAGTTCATGACGTTCACACCTATCATATAATTCGTTCTTAAGTTTGTATGCCCTAGATTGGATATCTATTTTATTTAAGCTACCGCTACTCATGGTTCGTATGGAAAACTACCATATTTATTTATGGGTTGTTGTGCTGGGGATGGCGTCCTAATTGTTAAGATTTGGATTTGAACATATAAATAAGTTCACCTGTTAAAATTAAAATGCAAAAAATTGTAAATGTCGTTGCACTGTCGTCTGGTATTGTATCTCTTGCCGTTGTTATCAGTGGCGTATACGTATATGTCAACAAGGATTCCATTGTTGACGGTGTTAAATCACAAGTTATGGAAGCTGTTACTGGATCACTCGGAGACCTTGGTGGGTTGGCTGGCGGCGGGCTGGGAAGCGGTTTGGGCGGTGGCGCATTAGTTCCTGAAGGTGGTGCTGGTATTGCTGGTGGTGCATCTGGTTCTGCTTCTATTCCGGGTCTTCCCTTCTGATGGATCTACAAAAAATGGCTACAATGGGAACAGCAGTTGCTGTTGTGGGTACTGGTACTGTGGTGGGTGGTGGTACTGCTCTTGATAGTATGCGTGGTGGACCAGAGAAGAGAGAAGGTGCTCGTGTTACTGAGATAAGAGAGATAGTACGCGAGGAAGTTGCTAATGCTTTAATACAAGCTTGGCCAACTACATCTGGACCTGTTAAAGGTACACCTGTTCCAACACAAAATTACAGACAGCAAGTTCCATTGAGGTAGTAGATGGATCCAATAAGTAATATACCTGGCATTGGTAGTGGGTTGCCTATCCTTCCTACTATTAATACAGGTACAATTAATATCAGATCACCTGGTATCACTGGTGTTGTTGTTAAAGATATTAAAATATCAGATACTCGTATCTGGATGCAAACACCACCACAAGCAATACCAATAGAACCTCCTGTTGTTGTTCGTGCAGGTACACCTATTGTTAATATGCCTGGTTGTGTTGTAGTGAATAAGGAGAATGCTAAGAACCCTTCTAGCATTAATAATAATTTAGTTAATGATGATCCCAAACAGAACGTTGCTATATGTGATGCTGGGATGCCATACTACCAACCACCAGATTACCAAGCAAATGAATTGACTTGGAGAACAGTTTATATGGAGCCAGAGGAGCAGGAAGGGGGGGTTAAGACAGATCCTCCAGAAGATGTTGAAGCACCTACTCCAGAGGCACCTGTGACCCCACCAACGAAAGAGGTAGAGGAATGTCCTTCACCTAATGCAAGACGCATTGGAGACCTTTCTCAGAGTGGTAAGGAAAAGGTTTCTGGTTATGAATGGAATTCAACTAAAACTGAATGTATTACTTTGTGGGAAGATGTTCCATGGACTCAGGAATTTTTTCCAGATCCTGGCATTGTCACTACTACTGCTACTATCGCCGCTGTGGCAACGACATCGGCTCTCCTAGCAAAGCCGCTCGCTGACCTCCTCCTGAAGGTTGTGAAACCGACTGTGAAGAAAGTGATTGCGAAGGTGAAGAAGATACTTGGGAAGAAGGAGAAGGTTTTGTCGAAGAAGGAGAGGTTACTTGCTCAGCGGGAGCGGAACCGAGCGGTGATGGCTTTACGGAAGGCTGTGAAAAAGTAGGTTTGGGTAATTGATGTTCGTGTGGCAACAGTGTCCCACCTGGATTTGTTACTACTATATCAGCACATACAGAATAGTATGGACTTTTTGGGTGGAACATGATACCTGCTTTTTTGAGTTCCCCACAATTTTTCAAACGGGCTATCTCAAAATCTAATCTCTTGTTGGCAATTAATTGATTTTGCATATCAACTTGTGCTTGTGCTGCATCAGAACATTTCTTTTGCATACTTCTATTCAATGGTATGGATAGGGTAGCAGACAAACCTAAGTTGAATGATTGATTAGATTTCATATCAGTACGTACAGGTTTCATCCATGTTATAGCACCTGGATTATCTGGGATACCATCAGGACCATCAATATCTTGGATGATTGTCATGTCGGCACCATCCTCAAACCACCTTGTTTCTACTCCATCAACATCGTGTGTTCTGGTATCATACCAAGGTTCCCATGGATAGTTTTTAACTGTTACTGTTTGTTGTGTAGTACGACCAGTGAAGTCATTCATATCATATTGTGGTTCATTATAAAAATCTTCCCAAGGATCTTTCTGGGTTTGTGCAAATTGAACATAAGGTGTCATATTTAGGGTAGTACCCTGACATGACACTCCACCACCGTAGGTGTTAGTTACATATGGACCTTGTAAAACCTGAATAGCCTGGTTGGTGACTGAGCCAGAAGAGTTGGCGATAGGATTAGCAGTTGCTGAGACACCGCCGACCCCTTCAGCATATACAGGACCGCTACTTGTAAAGGAAAACGCCAGTAATCCATATAGAACACTGCGTAAAGGTTTTTTATAAAAAGTGATCATCAGGAACATCCTATGAGGGATTATTGCGTAGAGGTTAAGTTTATTGCGTAAATACTGAGGTAGTGTCAGTGACCGATTGAATTTCTGTTACTCTTTGTATGACTGTCTGATTGGTCATCCCTGGTCCTTGATAACTTTGGGTAAATTGGAATCCACTTGCTGGATCTGATATTGTGAAGTTCCCTGTGTTGTTGAAGTCCAAAGCATCGAAGGAACTTGTTACTGCTCCTGTCACAGTTCCTGCTGCGTCTGTTGCTGATGGACTCAATGTCACTGTTGATGTATTTACGTTG